TCGGCTCCGTTCCCGTCCTTCTTCGAGTTGGCCTCGTAGTCAACCGTCGTCCATGATTCCACCGCGATGCAGTTGTTGGGACTCGATGCCGTTGGATATTCGAACCAGACATCCAGGGTCCCGTTAGCCGGAACGGCCAGCGGATCGCCGCCCTGGCCCGCGGCAAGGTCGCTGAGGACCACGAGCGTGGCGTCGTCCGATTTGTTGAACGTCCGGACGTTCGCCTGGATCAGATTGAAGATTCCGGGCAGAGGATCGATCTGCTTGAGGTTGTATGGACGCAGCGTCCCGGCGCCATAGGTGGCTTGCACGCTCGAACTGCGGGGAGCGGTGAACGGGTGCGCACGGTCCTCGAATACGAGCTTGCCGTCCTTGCCCTCCCTGAGCCGCCCCAGCTCGTGGTCGACGAGATCGATCATCGCCTGCAGCCGCGAGGTGCCTTTCCGGATCCACCATTTCGATAGCATGCTCTGTCCGGCGTCGAACGTCCGCTCGCCGGCAGGGAAACCGTCCTGGTCGAGCAGCTCGCCGATCGCCTGGCCGGTCGTGATATTCTCCTGCAGCGCGACATCCACCTCGGACTGAATCGCGCCCGTGTCGCTCCATTGCGAGAGGATCCCGTAGCCGGCCAGCTCCGCCGTGTTGATGACGCCGCCGGGCCCGAAATTGACCTCCGGCCTGAGGCTTTGCAAGTATCCCTGCCACATCGTGACAGTGACGCCAAGGAAGGTCATCGTGATCCGGACCTTCAGTCCCGGGCGGATCAGCCCGTAGAGCGGACTCGCGGAATTCTGGCTCGAGAAGATCGAGGAGGAGTTGTCGAGCGTGACGCTGCACACCCCGGCGGTTGCGTGCTCGGGCGGCCCGTTGGGGACGCCGCCCGACCAGGACGACTTCAGGGCATACGCGGAAACGTTCGACAACGCATGATTGAACAGCCCGTTGCCGTTCCAGTCCACGAAATAGCCGTAGTCGGCCTGCACCAGATCGGACATCTCAGTACCCCGGATTCTCTATCTTGACGCCCCTGCGCTTCAGCTCAACCAGGCACTGGCGGACGAAGTCTGCGGCCGAGCTCACTCCGGTGATGATCGCGCCAGGGAAACTCATGTTGACGGTGATTCCCTGGCCTTGCCCTCTGAGGAGGTTTGAGGTTTGCTGGCGATCCAGAACGGCCTCGCCGTCGTGCGCGTAGATCAGGCCTCCGGTATCCGCTGCCGGAGGCTGAGGCGGCGGGTTCTGGTTTTCCCACTCCTGCGCGAGCCACGGGCCGCCCTGGTCGAGGATCTGCTGGAGCTGCGCCTGCCACGCCTGAACGGCGGCATAATAGGCGGCCCACGCGTCGCTGTTCGAGGCCCCGACGGGCGTCGTCGGGGACGATGTTCCGCCCTTCGTGAGCGCCCCGAGGATGCCGTCCAGCACGCTGACGATGTCGGACTTGGTCCGGTCTATCGCCTCGATCAGCTTGGAGATTTTGTCGCTCGTTTCCTTCGCCTGGTCGCCGAGGTACTTCAGGGCGTCCTGGACCGTCTGCTGGTAAGCCTGGTCCATCGCGGCCTTCGTCTTGTCGAGCAGGCTCTGCGTGATCGTGTTGAATCCCTGCCCGTACCGCTCGACCGCGAGCTTGCCCTCCTCGCCGCCGTACTTGAGCAGCGCGTCCCGCAGCTGATCCGTGAGGGCCCCGAAGGGCTTCGCGATGTTGCTCCAGTTTTTCTCGAGTCCGATCATCCCGGCCAAATCCGTGAACTTCGCGGGATCTAGCCCGGCCGCGGTCAGCGCCGAAACCAGCTCCGGGCCGATCTGGCCGGAGAGCAGCTGATTGATCGGATCCAACTCGGGAGCCAGGCCCTTGATCGACGAGGTGAGCGAGTCGATGAACGAGAGCGACTGCTGCAGGCCGGTGAGCTGCAGGTTCATGTCGGAGAGCTTCTGCAGGTCCTCGACGCTGCCGCCCAGGTCCTCAATCTGCTTCTTAAGCTCCTCCGTGATCTCTCCGGTCTTCAGGAACGTGTCGTACATCGTTTCGACCGGCGTGATCGAGCCGTTGATGGCGTCCCGGAAATCTGTCAGGGCCTGGGTCAACGGGTCGACGTTGCCGGCCGCGTCCGTCGCCGCCGTGCTGACCGCCTCCAGCTTCTGCTTCCAATCCGGCATGATCTCGGCGAGCTTTTGCGAGTGCTCAAACGCGTCCTCGAACTCCTTATTCAGCTCCGACCAGTCCCCGGTGGTTTGCCCGAGCTGAAACGCCTTGCTGAAGTCGAACGGGCCCCAGGAGGTCTGCACGGCCTGGAGCTTCTTCAGGAACGTGTCGTAGGTCCCCTGCTGCTGCGCCAGGGCGCCCATCTGCTGCAGGACGACCGGAGAGATCTCGATGTCCTTACGGATCCCGTATGCCTGGGACTCGCTCAGCCCGAGATTCCCGTAAATCTGCTTCATCGTGTCCGTTGAGACGCTGACGCCCAGGTCGCGCATCATCTCCGGAGCGCCGGCCTGGTAGGCGTTCTTGCCTTGAAGCCCTTTCACAAGCGCAATAGTTCCGAGCACTCCTCCCGCGATCGCCGCCGTCCAGGGATTCGTCAGAGCGGCCATCAGGAATTCGGGTGCCGTGCTTATGCCCATGCCCGTGATCAAACTCGTCGCGACGGCGCCTCCGGTGATGCCTAAACCAGTGAAACCCAGCCCCTTCAGATAGAGATTGCTTGATGTGGCTCCCATGAGACCGAGTGAGGGGATTCCCGCCATCGCCGCTCCTCCAAGCCCGCCGAGCACTCCTCCGAGCGAGAATCCCCCCGTCCCACCTCCCCCGATCCCGGGGGTGAAGCCAGCAAGCAATCCGGCAAATCCCTGCCTGAATCCTCCCATAATGCCGACGATCAGATTCTCGAACAGCACTTTCAGGCGGGTCATAAAGAAGCCTTCAATCCAGTCGCTCAGGCTCTGGAAGGCGCCCTTCCCGCGCGCCAGGATGGCGTCGAAGACCTGGCCGGCGCCCTGCTTCACGGAATCGACCATCTTGTTGTAGGCTTCCTGGTGGACCTTCGTGATCTTCGCGGATGCGAGGTCGGAGGAGTCCTGGAGGGCCTGGTCCATTGCCGCGGACAGCTTCTTCATGTCCTCCACGGCCCCCTCGTAGAGAGTCGAGCCGGGCGTCAGCTTGGAGAGTTTCTCCTCCAGTTCGTATCGGAGCTGCGCGTATTTCAGGCGGATCGCGTCGGCCTGCAGCTGCGCGGCAATCTCGATTTTCTGGACCGCGATCGTCTCCTTCTCGGACTCGTTTCGCGGAACAACCGTGTCACTGATCTCCTTCTCAATCCGGAGGTGCTCCTCGCCGGCGGAGGTCATTACTCGCTGCAGCTGGTCCTCAACGGCCTGGTAATCATTCAGCTGCTTGACGACGCCCTCGTCAAATTTCTTCAGGTAGGCGTCGATTTCCTGCCCGCTCGGGAGCAGCGCGGCGTGGCTCTTCCTCTCAAGATTCTGCAGGATTTTCGCGGTCTCCTGGTTGAGTTCCTTGATCCGCTTCTGCGCCTCCTCTGCCTTTTTCGACTGCTCGACCCAATACTTGTCCGCATCCTGGCTTTCCTTGATCAGCTCCTTCGTGGAGGCGATCCGGCGCGCGAGGTTATCGAGCGCCTGGGCGTCGAATTGCAGCCCCTTGGCATCCTTTTTAATGTCGTTGTATTGCCGCTCCAGCTCGTTCAGCTGGACTGTGAGACCGATAAGGTCCTCCTTGGTTCCTGCCGCGATCGCGTCGGCTGCCGCCATCTCATTTTGCCGGCGGACGAGTTCATTGCCGGAGGGCGCTGACAATTGCGGCCCGGTCGTAATCCCGGAAAACAGCTGCGGGCCCGTAGTGACGCCTTGATTCATCGCAGCGGCATACATTCGCTCATGGGCATGGAAGTCCGTGATTTTTTCGATCAGCATATCCCAGTAGAGGACCGCTTTGTTTTTCACCATCTCCCACGAGCGCCCATGCTCCTCGATCTTGCGGTGCAGCTCGGCGAGCTTCTTGACGAGATCGTCGGACATGACCGCTCCGCTGCTTCCGATCTCCTTCAGTTGGCCGGTGACGGATTCTTCCGACATCAAGAGCGGGCCCAGGATGGCAACCAGCCGCCGGCCCACATCTGCCGCCATCTGTTGCGCGGCCGCAGTCTCGCCGATCTGATCCGCAAGCGCTCTGTAATGCTTGCGCATTTCCTCGATGTAATAGACGGCGTCGCCTCCTTGCTTGATGGCGATGTTCATGCGAAGGATGGCTTCGGTAAAATCGCCGCCCTGACCCTTGCCGAGCTGAACATTGAGCTTTTCGACAGTGGCGGTCAAATCGCCGAGGCCGCGCTCCTCACCCAGGCGCTGCAGCGCCTGAACCTGCTCGGTGGACATTCCAGTGGCATAGGAGAGATTCTTGATCTGCTCAGCTGCCTCGGCCGCGTGCTTTGTGAATTCAAAGATGGCCAGGCCGGCGGCGATCGCCGCTCCGCCCACCGCGCCGATGCCCACCGCCGTCGGGCCGAGGCCCTCCAGCAGCCCGGTGACGCCGGCCTTCGCGGCCTGCACGGGGTTCTGCGCGAAATTCTGGATAGACGCACCAAGGGACTCAAAGCCGCCTCGGCTGCCCTCGACGGCCTTGTTCTGATTGATGAGGGATTGGACAAGCGGGTCTACGGATTGCTTGTTTTTCGCGGCAGCATCGGCGGCCGCCTTAAGCTTTTCCCCATAGACCGTCCAGATATCGGCGGAGGATTTGCCCACGGTCTCGAGCAGCTTGACCTGCTCGGCGAGGGCCTTGGTGGGATTGAGCGCCTGGTCGAAGGTAGCGATCATCGACTTGCCGGCGCCGGTCACTTTGATGCCAGCCTGGTCGGCGGCGGTCATCGCTTCCCGGAGGGACTGGTTCATCCGGTCTATTTGTCCGGTGACCTCGACGAACAATCGGCTTACAGGCATGCTAAGTCCTCGAATCTATTTCCTTCAGCTTTTGATCAAATGCTGTTTGTGCGGCGTCCATCGCCCGGGCCTCCGCGGCTTTGATCGCCGGCTCGAACCATGGATGGCCCGGGATCTTATGCCCGCCGGCGACGCCACGCTGGCTGTGGGTGGCATTCGTAGCGATGCGCCCTCGCCTCTTTGGCCCGGTCGCGATCCATCCGTGCTCGATGAAGTATCCGTAATAGCCCTTTTTCTTCGTGGGACCCACGAAAACCCGCGGACCTACGCCGCCCTGCTGGCTGGACAGAAGCGCGGTCCGATTGCTCCGGACTATTGCGATGCTTTCCCGCAGCTGTCCAGAGGGATGCTCCTTGTTGCCCGGGCCGATCGGGGCCGCGGCGACGGCCGCCCGGAGATAAACCTCGGCCGCGGCTTCGTCGGCCGCGCCCACCGCCTCGATTGAGACGGCGGAGAGGACCTTCCGCAGCGCGTTGAATGCTTCTATTTCCGATTCCGCCATCGATTTATCCGAAAAACTCATCCAGGACAGCCCAGGGCGAACGATCTCGCCCCAGGCCTGTGCGGATGCATCCCCTATTTCATCGCCGCCAGCTTGCGGAACGCCAGCCGGCGCGACTGCCATGATTGGACCTGTCGCTGTTCCTGCTGCCTGCTCTTGTCGACCGGCAACAGCCCGCGGAGGATCGCGCCGGCGGCGTCCAACGGCTCGACGCTGTCATAAGCCATCCAACACAGGTACTCGTCCGCGGGGATCTCGCCTAGGAAGTCTCTGACGTCCGACCTTCCGAAGCGGGCTGCGAGCCGTCGCTGGAATCGCCATTCGGGGTCGGATTTGAGTTTTTTAGCGCCTCGGACGCCTTGGCGGACATGCCGCTGATCTCGAGGATCTTCGCCGAAATCTCATCCAGGGCCTTGCAAGGGATCTCGGCCGCGATCGCGGCGGCCTCGTCGTCCTTGTAGATCCGCGCCCCCTTCTCGTCGACCAGGCCCCGCGCCACGATGAAGCACTGCGTTTCGATCGTCAGCGTCTCTAGGGCGATCTCCGAGTCCTTGCTCAGCTTCTTGTGCTTGTCCACTATCTTCGCCCGCTCGAGCGCACTGAGCGGGCGAATGTTCAATTCCATGCCATCGAAATCCTCCAGCCGGATCCTCTCGATCCGGCTGGCGAACTTCGTCCTTAGCTCCAGTCTGTCCATGCTGCTCCTTACGGATTCATTGTCACCGGGCCGGTGATATGCAGCGTGATGTTGGCCTCGAGAGGCCCGGCCATCGGCGACGTGATTTCAAACCTCGAGACGTAGGCATGAAACAGATACGTCTCGGCGGGCGATGTCGGAAACTCCTCCTTGAAATTGCGCAGCGTCTGATCCGCGTAGTCGCTCTCGAGGCGCTGCACGATCAAATTATCCGGGAGGTAATTGCATTTGAAGCTGACATCCCCGCTGACTTTGAACGTCGGCTTGTACTCCCGGAAATGACCGGGAGACTGTTGGTGAGTAAATTCGGCGAATTCCTGGGTCAGCTGCGGACCGGTGATATCTTTAGGCTCTGGGATCTCGTCGAAATTCTCCGGGGAGGCCCCGTCGCCGATCAGTATCTTGGTCCCATACCCCACAACGCCTTGTGTTTCAGCCATTGCTATGGTCCTTTCATGGTTTCACCTCCCAGCGGCGCCCAGAGGTGGAAGCGCGGCTGCGACGCTGGGACGTCGCTTGTCGGACCGTCGTCCTATCCGCGCTTTGTCGCGCACAAACGATCATGCCGGGCACCCCACCTGGGGCCCGGCCTCGTGAAAGCCAGTTTCCTATTTACCATCCCACTCCAAGAAGCAATCCGCCGCCGCGCGGCTGAAACTCATACGCGCCGATCTCCGGCGCCGATCCAATAGGCACCGTTTTGCCGTCGAAATCGCTCGTTAATCCGACGTCCGTTCCCGCATTGATTGCCGGAGAAACCGGCAGGAGACGGTAATTTCCATTGTTCAGAATTCTGTCAGCAAATCTAAATACGAATTGTCTTTCTTGCGGCAACCCCAAGGTGTAAAGGCTGGCTACGTGTGTGCTGTCAGTCGAACCCGCCCAATAAGCACGTGCCAGTGTTGCGTCATAAGTGCTGACTGGTAAGTCGAAACTTTCGATCCGATCAGCATAAAGTTCGACGTATCTATATTGATCGCAGTTATATAATGCCGCGGTCTGCTGATAGAGGATGCCATTGACGACCGTGGACCCGTTCACATGGGCGTGAGCTCCAAAATTGGCGATGACGTTCGAATCGGATTCGAGTGTCGCTCGCATCAGGTTCCCGTCATAATTGTTCCAGAAATCTTTTGCACCGCCGTCAGTGCGCGTTTGGGCGTTGACGAGGTGGTCGAACAATATGACGTACTTTCCAGGGTTGGCACTAAGCAAACCAGAAACAAAAGTCCTATGCCCAGCGGAACCAACGGTCGTGCCATAGCCAAAATATTCCGCGCCGTCGTCGATTGCTATAAACAGGAAATTACCCAATGTCCAACTGTAATCCCGATAGGTGGAACCAAACGTGTTGACCCAATAATGGCCTCGCTCTGAGCCTGCCTCGGCCTTATAGTCATGTGCCCCGATGATCGGATAATAGGGAATGGTCAAAGCGTCCAACGCCGTCTTGACTTGGCCTAGCTGCGCTTCAGTGCCGTCCTCCGAAAAATCACCCATAGCCACCACAAAGTCTGGTTTCGGCGTGTAAACCTCGTTGTTTATATCCGAAACGACCGAAGTGAGATTCGCGCCGGCTCCGCCCCAAGATCCGCCCACATGCGTATCGTTTATCTGAACGAAGGTATAAAGCGGTTTCTGCTTCACGCTGAGGTAGATCGTCGCTTGGCTGTATGCCGTGGCGGCGTAGATCTTATAGATGCCCGCGGGGCTGTTCGGAAACGTAGCCGTGCGCGTGGTGCCGCTCCCGCTGGCG